ATACGAAGGAATCAGACTGGTACGTTGACGGCTAATAATAAATACCTGTCTGCTCCTGGTGACTTTCTTTCTGTGTACTCGCTGGCGGTGATCCAGAATTATGGGTCATCTAATGAGGCTTACACATACTTGTTGAATAAAGATGTGAACTACATCCGCGAAGCGTATCCAACGCCAAACGACATAGGTGTGCCAGCGTACTACGCTATCTTTGGCCCATCGGTAAGTAGCAATGTAACCTCAAATGAGCTGACATTTATTCTTGGCCCAACGCCTTCTGCTGGGTATACGGTAGAGCTGCATTACTACTATTACCCGCAATCAATTGTGACCGCTGGCACTAGTTGGTTGGGCGACAACTATGATCCAGTGCTGTTGTATGGCTCCTTGCGCGAGGCTTACCTGTACATGAAAGGTGAGGCAGATTTGATCGCCAACGTAGAAGCAAAGTACACCGAAGCATTAGGTCAGTTGAAACGTCTGGGTGATGGCCTTGAAAGACAAGATGGATACCGTAGTGGTCAGACTAGGGTGAGAGTCACATGACGATATACCAAGGATTGACTACAAGCTTCAAGGTTGACATGCTGAACGGTAAACAGAACGTCGCATCAGATACTTTGAAGATGGCGCTGTACACCGCTTATGCCACGTTAGATCAGGATACAACGGCGTATACACCGACTAAGGAGATTAGTGGTACTGGCTACATTGCGGGTGGTAAAACACTATCTAACGTGACCATTAACAGTGGTAGCAATACAGTGTATGTAAGCTTTAGTAATGTTGTTTGGGATCCGGCTCAGTTTACAACTAGGGGTGCATTGATTTACAACTCGACTAAATCAAACGCTTCTATAGCAGTATTGGACTTTGGGTCTGACAAGATTCAAACTGGTAACAACACATTTACAGTAATTTTGCCGCCTGACACTGAGTCCAGTGCGCTAATTCGTATAACGTAAGGAGCAATCATGTCTAATGAAAAATCCAAATCCAGCGAAAAAATATCCGCTGATGTGGAAAGCCAAGGCGGAAACCATGATGGTATGGTAGCTGCTGGTGTGTTTACTATTACTTGCATGGACAGAGATGGTCATGAGAAGTGGGTAGAGATTGCCCCTAATCTTGTGGTTAACACAGGTCTGCAAGTAATGAATACCCAATTCTTCACCGGCTCTGCATATACAGCAGCTTGGTACATTGGCTTAGTCAACGGTACTTCTGCTTCCACGACATTCTCTGGTGGCGATACGTTAGCTAGCCATGTAGGATGGGATGAAAATACTCAATATGTTGGTAACCGTAAAGCTGCTTCGTTTGGCGCGGCTACATTAGCGGATCCATCTAATATTAACAATTCAGCTTCTGCTGCTTCATTTACTATGAATGCCACTGCAACTATTGCAGGCGCTTTTTTAGCTAACGTAGCAACTGGTACATCTGGCGTATTGTTCTCAGCGGCAGACTTCCAGTCTCCTGGTGATCGTTCTGTGGTGAGCGGTGACGTTCTGAACATCACATACTCGTTCAACCTTGACGCTACTTAATAGGGGAAAGACATGGCAACATTTAAAAAGGGCGATGTAGTCAAAGTTAAGGCTGTGACTCCAGAAGGCCCAATTACCAAGATGCGCATGGACGAAGACGGTACGATCTATTACTTAGTAACTTGGTCTACTGATGGCATCGAACACGAGCGTTGGTTTACGGATGAGCAAATTGTTGCTGCGGGGTAATGTGTGGCCCAAGTCGATGGCGGCTACAGCAGTGGCACATGGGGTGAGGCTGGCTGGGGATGCTCAGTCTACTACCCCATTATTGCCTTTGGTGGATGGGATACCGGCGCATGGGGTGAAAATGGCTGGGGTTTTGGTACAGGGTACATAACAGCATCTGACTCTGTAAACGTAGCAGCACAAGCAGCGATTACTGGAAACATAGCAGAAGCAGCTAGCGTAACAGAGATATTTTCCGCTGGCTTTACTGCAAATGTCACCATACTTGAAACTGCAAATGCTTCAGAAATAGTAAGTTCAGCAGTAATATTTGCAAGTAATGTTAGTGATACAGCAAACGCAAGCGAAGTTGTATTAAGCCAAGTTATATTTGGTGGAAGAGTTTCCGATACGGCGAATGCAAGCGATGCAGTCAGCACATTAGTAGTACTTGGCTCATCTGTTAGAGAGAACGCGCAAGCATCAGAGACGGTCTCTATATTTGTAACAGGAAGCAGGAATGTAAGTGAAACTGCAAATGTAAGTGATACTGTATTTGGTGGTCAGCAGTTTGTTGTATCTGTAAGTGATACTGCCAATATATCTGAGGCCATACTAAGCGCGTTTGGTATTGCTGGTAATGTGGCGGAAACGGCTGCTGTAAGTGATACATACGTTGGGATTAGAAACACATTTGGGGATATAAGCGAAACATTAAATGCGGCGGAGTTTGCAAGTTCTCAGGCAATCTTCCAGACGTTGATAACTGAGTTACTAACGGCACAAGATTTACTAACTGTAGCTACAGAAAATGAGCGCAGGGTATCTGAAAGCGTAACAATTACAGATTCTTGGTTTGCGCAATATCTGTGGAATTTAATTAACGATGCACAAACAGCTAATTGGGCACCGATAAATGATGATATATCTGGCGGTTGGCAGATAATAAACACGACAGATAATGTGTCGTGGCAGGCAATAAACACAATTTAAGGACGAATCATGGCAAGTACATACAGCGGCAACTTAGCTATCGAGCTTATTGGCACTGGTGACCAAGCTGGTACTTGGGGTGCTACTACTAACACCAACCTTGGGACTGCTCTAGAACAGGCGATTACCGCTAGTTCAGACATTACTTTTACCAGCGGTGGTAACTCTGCAATTGCACTTACTCAAACAAATGCGTTCCAAGCTGCTCGTAGCGCCAGATTAAATCTGTCTGGGACTATGATTCAACCGCAGTATTTGTACTTGCCTGCTATCAACAAGTTTTATGTTGTTAATAATTCACTGTCAAACACAGTAATTATTTCTAATGGGGCGAACGGCGCGGCAACAGGAGCAATAGTATCAATACCTGCCGGTACATCTACATTGGTATACAACGATGGGGCAAACATTGTTAGTCCAATTAGTTCTTTGTCATCGCTGTCAAACGTAATTATTTCTAATGTAACTATTAACAGCGGAAATGCAAACTTTACTAACGTAACAGTTGGGAATGTAGCCATCAGTGGTGGTACTGCTAACCTAACTAACTTAACTTTGCAGACTGCGCTATCGCTTTCAAGCGGCGGTACTGGAGCTAACACGGCCCCTGGCGCTATGAGTAACTTGATGGGGTTTACGTCAACTTCGACCGCTGGAGCAACGACAACTTTATCAAACACAAGCAGCTACTACCAAATATTTACAGGTACATTAAGCCAAAACGTTACTTTGCCAGTGGCAAGCACAATCAATACTGGTTGGACATTTCACATCTGTAACAACAGCACAGGTAACCTGACAATTAACTCGTCCGGAGGCAACACAGTTATTTCAGTTGTGTCTGGTTTAACTGCAATGTGTACTTGCATATCAACATCAGGCACTTCTGAGACTTCGTGGGAAGCTGGGTTTACAGATTTTGCTACAGCTACTGGTAGTGGAAGTGTTGTTTTGTCTTCAAACGCAACCGTAGTTAATCCGCAAATCAATGCGTATACAGAAGGTATTACTACTGGATATGTTGATACTGGTAGCGCGTTTACTTTAAATATTGCTAGCAGCACCATTATTACAGCGAACTTGTCTGCAAGTTGCACCTTTACGATGCCATCAAACACGGCTGGCAAGTCTTTTATTTTATTCTTAAAGACTGGCGCAGGAACATTTACAGGGACGTTCCCAGGGGTGAAGTTTGTAGGTAATACAGCGCCAACAATTACTGCAACAGCTAACCGTATGGACATACTGACATTTGCGGCTGATGGTTCTAACTGGTACGGCAACTACGCTCAAAACTACAACCCGAACTGAGGTTAAGTAATGTTTGCATATACCAAAATAATGCAAGCCATTTCCGTAATTGGGGGTGGCGGGTTTTCTGGAGTTACGGAAGTAATTTTATCTTCGGCTACGTGGAAATGTCCTCTTGGGGTCAATTCAGTTGATTATGTAATTGTTTCTGGTGGCGGTGGCGGTGCTGGTCGAGCCGGAGCTGGAGGTGGAGGTGGGGGTGGCTACAGAATTGGTTCAAATTTTGGTGTAAATGCTGGAACAAATTACACCATTACCGTTGGCGCAGGGGGCGGTGGAGGTAGTGCAACTGTTGCCCCATATTCTGGAACTAATGGTGTTGGTTCTAATTTTGCATCATTAAATGCTACTGGCGGTGGCGGTGGCGGTGGAGCTACCGCTGGACGTCCAGGTGGTTCTGGTGGAGGAGGAGGAAGAGTTTCTCCATTTACTGGAGGTAACGGCAATCTAGGCGGATACAACCCAGCAGAAGGAAATAATGGTGGTAATTCTGCTGGAACAACTGGTGGCGGTGGCGGTGGAGGTGGGGCAGCAAGCACTGGACAAAGTTCAACTACTGGAGTTGGAGCTAATGGTGGTATTGGAGCGGCTTCTGCTTTATCTGGAACGTCCATTTATTATGCTGGAGGCGGCGGTGGATCTGGGTTTACTGGCGGTGCCAATGCTGGTGGTTTAGGTGGTTTAGGTGGCGGAGGTAATGGCGCTACTGGGGGAAATTTTGCTGGAAGTAACGGGCAAACAAATACCGGTGGCGGCGGCGGAGGTGGTGGTGATGCTACTCTTGGTGCTGGTGGTGCGGGTGGATCTGGTATTGTAATTATTAGATATACAGCCGCTGCCAATGCAACTTTTATTTTTACAGCAAGCACTATTTGGACTGCTCCAACAGGCGCTAATACTGTTGATTATTTAGTGGTTGGCGGCGGCGCTTCTGGCGGAACTAGGCAGGGTGCCGGAGGCGGTGCTGGTGGGTATATAGTTGGCACTGGTTTGTCTATATCCGCTGGTAACTCATATACTGTAAGTGTTGGCGCAGGTGGAGCAAGCGTTAGTTCTCCTGGGGCTGGCACAAATGGAACTAACTCAATTTTTTCAACAGTTGATTCGTTTGGCGGTGGCGGTGGCGGTGGGCAAGGAGGAGCTGCAAGAAGAGGTGCATCTGGAGGTGGTGGTAGTGGCGGCGGTGTCGGTGCAAACGGGACACCAGGACAGGGCAGAAATGGGGGCGGCAGTATTGCTGACCAAACTGCTGGAGGGGGTGGAGGCGCAACAGCTAACGGTTCTACTGGCCCAGGAGACCCTAATGCAAGGGGTGGAGCTGGCGGAGCTGGAACTGTTTCTGCTTTGTCTGGAGCATCTTTAGCTTACTCTGGCGGTGGCGGTGGTGGCGGTGTTTTTGGCGGCGGCACTGGAGGCAACAACCCAGTCGGTGGGAATGGTGGTGGCGATACAGGCGCTGGTAGACCTTCGCCAACAAGTGCAATTGCTAATCGCGGCGGTGGCGGTGGTGGTGGATGGTCGCCAGGAAACCTTTCAGGTGCCGGTGGTTCTGGCATCGTAATTATTAAACTAAATCTTTAAAACTATGGAACATAAACTTTTTAGGTTGTATGGAATCGAAATTGCAATGCAGTTATTGCGGCCTGGCGCTGCATGGGAAATATCAAACGGTGTATTTACTCGTTGGGAAGACCCTCGACCATGCCCAACTATAGAAGATGTTTATGCGGTTATGGAAAAAATAAAGGCGTTTGAAGAAAGTATACCTACCGTTTGGTTGCCAGAACAAATAGATACCTTTAAAGGTATAGCTGAAGATTTTGACAAGGCTACTGCATGAATGTTTTAAATCTTTTTCCTACGCCTATTGGATTTTTTAGATTAGGCAGAGAGCTTACCAAAAAAGAGCTTGCCTTTGTTCTTGGTCAGGACACATACAACAATCAAGGCAACACAACAAGTCTTGATAAAAAAATATTGAACACGCCTGAATTGGCTGACATTAAGTCTTTTGTTGAAGATGCGATGCAAGAGTATTTTGATACTGTCTATGCCGTTGGTAATAAAAATTCTTTGTACTTGACGCAATCATGGGCAAACTACACAGGTAAAAATCAGTATCACCATAAACATGCGCATCCAAACAGCATAGTTTCTGGTTGTTTTTACCCAAAAGCTGACAGAGCTGTAGATAAAATTGTATTTTTTAAAGATGTTTATGATCGAATTAAGTTGGTTCCTTCTGAGTGGAACGCATGGAATTCAGAATCATGGTGGTATGAAGTTGGAAGTGGCGATTTAATTTTATTTCCATCCAACTTAACACACATGGTTGAAACAAAAAACGAAGACAGCATAAGAGTAAGTATTTCTTTTAATACTTTTGTTAAAGGCGTTATTGGCAGCGAAGATCATCTGACAAGTCTTGAATTGGGAGAAATTTAATGGCGCATTTTGCTGAACTTGATGCTAATAATATTGTAAAACGAGTAATTGTCGTTGGTAATAACGACACATCTGATGCTTATGGCGTTGAGAAAGAATATATTGGCGCAGCTTTTTGTGAGCGTCTTCTTGGTGGTCGTTGGGTGCAGACCAGCTATAACGGTAATAAGCGCAAGAACTACGCAGGCGAAGGTTTTATTTATGATGAACAACGTGATGCGTTTATTTCGCCTAAACCATTTGCAAGCTGGGTACTAAATGAAGATACCTGCCAGTGGAAAGCTCCGGTAGATATGCCAACAGATGGTATGTATTCATGGGATGAAGCTACTACATCGTGGATCCTCTCACCCTCCTAGCTGCTGCTAACGCTGCTGTTGCGGCGGTAAAGAAGGGATGCCAGCTCTACAAAGACATCAAGAATGCAAGCGGCGATGTTAGGGATGTATTAGAAGATTTAAAGAAGCAGTATCACAAGTTAGTAGATCCAACTCCTGCGCAGAAGATGCAGTACAACGCGGAAGTTCAGCGTGTGCAGGAGATAGCTAAAGCTGATCCGAACGATGTGTTTACTGAGATTGGCAATCAGCTAGGTGCGTTGATGGATGCTTATGACGCTCTTAGTAAGGCGCTGATGCAAGAAGAGATTTCAGGTAAGAAAGTTTATAAAGGTGAAGAAAGTATAGGCCGTCGTGCTTTGCGCAGAATCATTATTACATCTAGACTAGATGCGATGCTTGTGGAAATACGCGAAACAATGGTCTATAAAGCGCCCTCAGAATTGGGTGCTTTGTGGGGTAGGTTTGAGACTATGTGGGAGCGTATTGTTGCCGAGAAGGAAGCAGCACATGTCGAAGAACTTAAGCAGAACCAGGTTGCAAAATGGCGACGGGCAAATATAAGAAAAAAGCTCAAGGAACAACTAACGTCAGTGATCGCGGTGCTGTTCATAATATTGTGGTACGTATGGGTAATGATACTGATAAGGACGAGCCACACATACCGTGGTCACTTCTCGTCGCCGTTTTGGTCTTGTGTCTTGTGTTAGTCATAGCTCTGCCAATTATGGGGATCATGTACATGGACATGAACAACGCAACAGCTAAAGCGATGGAAGAAGTAAAGAAGATGCGTGAGTTACGCGCCAAGATAATGTTACAAATGCAGGGGGAATAATGCTGCCACTACTCGCACCTATTCTGGCTCAACTAGCTGGGGCTGGACTACAAAAAGTTGCTGACTCCGTGATGGACAAAGGTCTTGAACACGTTGAAGAAAAGCTAGGCATTAAATTAACGCCTGATGAAAACGGCCTACTAGACGATAGCAAACTAGCTGAGATTCAAATGGCTGCTATGAAACACGCAGAGTTCATGGCGGAGATTGATTTAAAGAATACGCAGAGCGCAAGAGACATGCAGCAGAAAGCTATGGAATCAGATGACCCTATGGTACGTCGGTTTGTTTATCAGTTTGCTTGGCTGTGGTCATCGTTTGCTATTGGATACATTATCCTTATCACTACATACAACATCCCTGAGAAGAACATTCGTTTTGTTGATGTAGTTCTTGGTTTTATTATGGGTACTGTTGTTTCCACACTTTTAAATTTCTTCTTTGGTTCAAGCCAAAGCAGCAAAGACAAGACTAAGGAAATGTCTAAAAAATGAAGCTCTCGCCAAACTTTAGCTTGGAAGAGTTGACCGTCAGCGATTATGCTGCGCGGCATGAGTTGGACAACACTCCAGCTAATGAGCATCTGTATAACTTAAAACGACTTGCCGCTTTCTTAGAATCATTAAGGGCAGTATTGGGTAAGGCTATAAGCATCAATTCTTCCTACCGCAGCCCGCAGGTAAACGCGGCTGTCAAAGGATCAAAGACTAGCCAGCATTGTCATGGCACAGCAGCCGATATTCGTGTAGCAGGAATGCTCCCAGATCAAGTAGTTAAGCGTATCATAGCGTCAACACTGCCATACGATCAGGTGATCCGCGAGTTTTCAGACCCAGTGCGTGGTGGGGGCTGGACGCATGTAAGCATCCCGAATACGGTAGATGCTAAACCAAGAAAGATGGCGCTGATTATCGACAAGCAGGGCACACGCCCTTACAAGTCAGGTGGATAAGAATGCCATTACAAAAACTTCAACTGCGTCCAGGCGTTAACAGAGAAGGTACCACGCTTGCTAACGAGGGTGGTTGGTTTGAGTGCGACAAGATCAGATTTCGTTCTGGCTATCCTCAAAAGCTAGGTGGCTGGGCACCTATATCAAACACTACGTATGAAGGTGTAGCTCGTTCCTTGTGGAATTGGGTAACTCTGCGCGGGTACAACCTACTCGGCGTTGGCACTAATGTTAAATACTACGTAGAGAGCGGTGGCGTATACAACGACATCACTCCTATACGAGAAATAGATGTTTTAACTAATCCATTTTCTACTACCAGTGGTTCAAGAACTGTTGTAGTAACTTCTGCGTCGCATGGCGCAGTTACTGGTGACTATGTTACTTTTTCCGGCGCATCTACTGTTGCTGGCCTAAATTTAAACAACGAGTATGAGATTACCTATCTCAGCACGAACACGTATTCAATTACTGCTAGTGCGGCTGCCAATGCCACTGTTGCTGCGGGCGGCGGAACTGTTACGGCGGCGTATCAGATTAACGTCGGTCTAGCCACGTTTGGTTATATCGTAGGTTGGGGCACAGGTCTTTGGGGTGGTTTTGTTACTGGTCAAGGTCAGACAACTTTGTCTGCTTCATTAGATTCTAGCAACACAAACATTGCTGTCATATCTACTATAGGTTTTACTAGTGGTAATGGCACCATCCTGATGGATCAGGAACTTTCTACTTATACTAGTAACACGGCAATATTGTTTACTGGTGCGACTCGCGGCGCTAACGGAACTATAGCCACTACGCATACTGCAAACACGGCGGTATATAACGCGGATGTGTTTACAGGCTGGGGTCAGTCATCAGGTTTTGGTATTTCCGAGCAGCCTCGTTTGTGGTCAGAAGCAAACTTTGGCGAGTATTTGATTATCAATCCAAGGGGCGAAGGTATGTACCTTTGGATACCAGATTACTCTGCATCTGGAAGCCTTCAGTTCCAAACTAGGGCTGTATTGCTTTCGCCTTCTAGTTCTGGCGCGTATGAAACAGACTCTACTTGCCCAAGCCAAGTTAACTACATCATGGTGTCTGACGCATCGCGATTCACGATTGCGTTTGGATGCAATGACCCGACTAATATCTACG